CAAAACGAAGCTCTCCAATCAATTTTAAGAGGCGGATCTCCAGAAAAACGTATTTTTGTTCCGAAAGAGGATTTAGAGTTTAAAGAGAAAGCAAAGAAAGAGAAAGAAGAAGAGCGGAAGAGATCAGCTGAAAGATTAGAAGTAACAAAAGAAGCTAGAGTTCCTTGGTTTTGCCCGAATTGTGATAAAGTAATGAAAAAACGATTGGACGATAAAATGTGGTATTTATATGGTCATTGCTTTGATTGTCAAATTACAATAGAAAATAAATTGAGGATTGGTGGCACATACGATGAGTGGGCAGAACAAAAGATTATAAGAAATAAATTAGCGTGGATAGAAGATCAGAAACAAACAATTTTAGAGTTTAAAAATCAGAAATCACCTGAATTTTGGGAACAATTTAGAGCAGATGGATATTCTGTTGATAAAGAAAAGTGGAGTATGGATAAAGAAGGGGTTATAAAGTTGGCTGATGAAGCTTTAGAACATTTAGAAAATATGGAAAAATCATTAAGATAATCTATTTATAATTAGGATAATAACAACTTTTAATAGGAGAAAGTAAATGGCAACTGTAACACAAGGAAGTAGAGGAAGAACCGATGTATCTAGCCGTAGTACACCAGATGTAAGTGATGATGCTAAATTTAGTAAAGTAAAAACAGTATCTGCTGCAGATTACTATGCTACCGGATCAAATAGAGGATCAAGTGGATTTATTGTTGAAACCGCGGGAGACTCTATAATTAATCCTACTGATGGAGATACATTAACAGCTTCTAATCTTACTGCTAAAGAATTGTATGAAATTGGCGTTCGTCGTGTAAGTGGAAGTGGAACAATACATATAGTATATTAAAAATATGAATAAAAGAAACTCAAAAGGTCAGTTGAAAGATGCCATTAAGCAGGAATATAAGAAATGTGCGTCTGATCCAGTTTATTTCTTGAAAAAATACTGTTTTATACAGCACCCAATTAAAGGTAAAATACCATTTCATTTATATGATTTTCAAGAAAAAATGTTGGTAGATTTGGTAGATAATAGATTTAATATAGTACTTAAAGCAAGACAGCTTGGAATTTCAACTCTTACGGCAGGATATTCTTTATGGCTGATGACATTTCACAATGATAAGAATATTCTTGTTATTGCTACTAAACAAGAAGTTGCTAAAAATCTTGTAACTAAAGTTCGTGTAATGCACGCAAACTTACCAAGTTGGTTAAAACAACGATGTGTAGAAGATAATAAGTTATCATTGAGATATAAAAATGGATCGCAAATAAAAGCTACCTCAAGTGGAGATGATGCTGGTAGATCAGAAGCATTATCATTATTAATTTTGGATGAATGTGGGTTTATTGACAAGATCGAAAACATTTGGGCAGCTTCTTCGCAAACACTATCTACGGGTGGTCAATGTATTGCATTAAGCACTCCTAATGGAGTGGGTAATTGGTTTCACAGAACTTGGATGGACGCCGAAGATGGATTAAATGATTTTAATTTTATGAAATTACATTGGTCATTACATCCTGATAGAGATCAAGAGTGGAGAGATGAACAAGATGTTATATTGGGTCCTTCACTTGCCGCACAGGAGTGTTTATGGGGCAAAAGTACTATAACTATTAAAGATATAGATACGAATGATATTAAAGATATTACATTAGAAGAGCTATATAAGGATTTATCTAATGAATAAATTAAAATGTAAAATGTGTAATTATGAGGCCAAGCAATTGTTTCAACACTTTAAATCTGTACATTCAATAGCTACTTTTGAATACAGAGAGAAGTTTGGTAAAGATGAAATTGTTCAACTTGGATTTTTACCAAATTATAAACAGAAAGATGAATATCGTTCTAAATATGTACGCAATGGGTATAATAAAATAAATAATAAAATTAAAAATGTTAATATGTTATATTCAAAACAAAAAACAAGAAATATTTTAATTAAAAATTGTTTATGGGAAAATTATATTGGAAAAGCAAAATATAGAACTATGATAAATGATGATGTTGTTTTATATAAATCGATATGTGAATATGCTATAGGTGCCGAAAAAATTATGGGTAGATCGCTATCATTACCAGAAAAGATGAAATTTATTGTAGAATATAATTATAATACTAATAAGCTTAAATGTGTGTGTAATAAAACGTATACATTTAATAAATATTGTAGATATTGTACGGATTGTAAAAGATCTCAATTAGGAAAGCCACATAAAATAGAAACAATACAAAAAATGAGAAAAAGTACAATTAAATATATTAAAAAAATGAATGGTAAATGCGCACCAAGATATAACATAAATTCAATAGCAATTATAGAACAATATGGAAAAGATCACGGATATAACTTCCAACACGCAGAAAATGGTGGAGAATACCATATTAAAGAATTGGGTTATTTTGTGGACGGGTACGACAAAGAAAAGAATGTGGTAATTGAAGTTGATGAAAAGCACCATTTTAAGAATGGAAAATTAAAAGAGAAGGATATTAAGCGCCAAAAAGAAATTGAAGAATATTTGGGATGTGATTTTGTGAGGATTGCTACATGATAAACAATAGTAAATATGAAATATTAACTCCAAACGGGTTTGTTAATTTTGATGGTATAAAAAAACTGAAAAAAAATAAATATTTTGAAATTAAATTAAATACTGGAAAAATATTAAAGTGCTCTTACGAACACAGATTTATATTAGATAATATTGAAATATTTGCATATGAATTATATGCGGGCTGTAAAATTGATTCAAATAATGGTGAATCCGTATTTGTTGATGATATAAAGTTAATTAATTCAAATATTGAATTATATGATGTTATTAATGTAAGATTAAATAATATATTTAATGTTGATGGTGTTGTAAGTCATAATTGCGATACAGAATTCATAACTTCTGGTCAATCTGTAATAGATGGTTTAATCATAGAGGAATATCGTGAAAAACAAGTAACAGAACCAATTGAAAAGCGTGGTGTTGATAGTAATGTGTGGATATGGAAGCCCCCAAATTATACAAAAGATTATATTGTGTGTGCTGATGTAAGTCGTGGAGACTCAACGGATTATTCTGCTTTTCATGTTATAGATATAGAAAGCTTAGAGCAAGTTGCTGAATATAAAGGGCGACTGGGGACTAGAGAGTATGGAAATTTATTGGTAAATATGTCAGTAGAATATAATAATGCATTACTTGTTATAGAGAATAATAACATTGGTTGGGCAGCTATTCAACAAGTTATTGATCGAGAATATGATAATTTATTTTATATGAGTAAAGATTTGCAGATAGTAGATACACATAAACAAATCAATAATAAAATTAATAGGGCAGAAAAACAATTAGTTCCAGGATTTACATTAACTCAAAAAACAAGACCATTAGTAATAGCAAAATTAGAAGAATTTTTTAGGGAAAAGTTAGTAACTGTACATTCTCAACGGCTAATTGATGAACTGTTTGTATTTATTTGGAACGGAAGTAAAGCAGAAGCAATGCGGGGTTATAATGATGATTTGGTTATTTCTTTTGCTATTGGGTTATGGATTAGGGAAACTGCTCTTAGATTAAGAGCAGAAGGAATTGAGTTACAAAAGAAGGCATTAAATAGTATTACAACTAATCAAGGTGTCTATCTTCCAACGGGAAATAAAAATGATTCTTGGGAAATAGAAATTGGAAAAGAAAAAGAATCCCTGGAATGGTTAATTAATTAAGAGAGGTAAAAATGGCAGATAAATCATTACGGTCAAGATTACAAAGATTATTTTCTACTAATGTCATTATTAGAAATATTGGTGGGAAAAAATTAAAAGTAGCTGATACAAGTAGATTTCAATCTATAGCTAGAAATAATTTAGTAGATAGGTTTCAGAAAATTTATACTGGTGCTGGATTAAGCGGGTATTCAGATTCATTACTTGTAAAATCTATGAGATTAAACTTGTTTAAGGATTATGAGAGTATGGATAGTGATGCGATCATAGCTTCGGCACTAGATATTTATTCAGATGAAAGTACTATGAAGGGACCATATGGAAATGTTTTAGATATCAAGAGTGATAATAATCAAATTAAAGAAATATTACATAATTTATTTTATGACGTAATAAATGTAGAGTTTAATTTATGGCCTTGGATTCGTAATATGTGTAAGTATGGTGATTTTTTCTTGAAATTAGAAATTAATGAAAAATATGGTATTACAAATGTAGTTCCATTGTCAGTATATGACGTTTCCCGACTCGAAGGTCAAGATCCAAATAATCCTGAATATGTTCAATTTTTACTCGAACCAACACAGACACAACATAGATATAAACCAGAATCTGCAGCAAAAGAAGAATTAGAAAATTATGAGGTAGCACATTTCAGATTACTTTCAGATTCTAATTATTTACCATATGGTAAATCACAAATTGAAGGTACTAGAAAAACGTGGAAACAGCTAGTTCTTATGGAAGATGCTATGATGATCCATAGAATTATGAGAGCTCCAGAAAAGAGAATTTTTCAGATTGATATAGGTAATATACCTCCATCGGAAGTAGATAATTATATGCAAAAAATTATTAATAAGATGAAAAAAGCTCCAGTAGTAGATGATGATGGTGATTACAATCTTAAATATAATATGCAGAATATTACAGAGGATTTTTTCTTGCCTGTTCGTGGTGGTGATAGTGGAACACAAATAGATTCATTACCAGGTTTAACATATGAAGCGACTGAAGATATAGAGTATCTTAAAAATAAATTGTTAGCTTCATTAAGAATACCGAAAGCTTTTCTCGGATATGAAGACCAGGTGGGATCAAAATCCACCTTGGCTGCGGAGGATGTCCGCTTTGCTCGTACTATTGAACGGATTCAAAGAATTGTTATTAGTGAATTGACAAAAATTGGTATAGTTCATTTATATTCACAAGGATATACCGATGCTGATTTAGTAAATTTTGAACTTGGTCTAACAAACCCATCTACGATTTATGAAGAAGAAAAAGTTGAACTGTGGAATAATAAAACTTCATTGGCAGGCTCAATGTTAGGAGACGGGTTGGTATCTTCTGACTGGATTTATAAAAATATATTTGGATTTTCTGATGAGGAAATTAAAAAGGAAGATGAGAATATTTTGATTGATTATAAACAAAAATTTAGAAGGTCACAAATTGAAAATGAAGGAAATGACCCAGAAAAGTCTGGTCAATCACAAGGAACTCCAAGTGATATGGCAATGGGTAGAACGGGCCATGAATTAGATGATGAAGGTGGATCTCCTCCTGGTGGATGGGATGGTGCTGGAAGGCCAAAAGAAGTTCCTCATTATGGAAAAGATGGTTCTGCTAGAGGTAGAGATCCATTAGGTGCACATGATAAGCGAAAGGGTGGAAGTGGATCTCCTAAATATGGAAAACCATTAGCACTTGCTCATCTTGATTTACTTAAAAAATCTATGGGAAATAAAGGCAAAAAAATACTAAGCGAGAGTTCAGAAGTTGAAGATGAGTATAAGAATGAGGTAAGTTCTTTATTGAATGGGGAATCAAATGAATAATTATTGTTATACTTTATATTTATTTATGAGAAAATATAATTAATTTGGAGTAGTTTACGAAATGGCCCAAAAATCACGACATAATAAGTTAAAGAATACAGGAATTCTTTTTGAGTTACTAACAAGACAAATTACAGCTGATGTGTTGGCGGGGAAATCAACTAGATCTGTATTGTTAGTAAAGAAGTTTTTTAATGAAAATA